CCCTCAAAAGTATCATTATTACTTTAATGATTTTGATACTTATCTAGCGTCCGACTGGACAATAACAACCACTGAAGGTGGATCTGGTAACGCCAGCGAAGCCCTTACAGACGGTGATGGTGGTTTGCTATTGATCACTAATGATGACGCTGACAATGATCACGATTTTTTACAGCTTGTCAAAGAAGGATACAAGTACGAAGCAGGCAAACAACTAGCGTTCAACATGCGATTTAAAACGAGCGATGCCACTCAAAGTGATATTGTTGCAGGTTTGCAACTTACGGATACAACTCCGTTAGATGTGACAGATGGCATATTTTTCCTCAAATCTGATGGTGGTACGACTGTCACTTTTATCGTGGAAAAAGATAGCACGCAATCTACTCTGGATTTGCCCAACGCTTTGGCTGACGATACTTTTATGACCATCGGATTTGTATATGATCCAAAAGATCAAAAGTTTCACGTTTTCCAAAACAATGTTTTGGCTGGCACAGTTGTCAGCACAAACGCACCAGACGATGAGGAATTAGCTCTTTCTTTTGGTATACAAAACGGTGCTGCTGCTGCGAAAACTTTGACTGTAGACTACATTGGCGCATACAAAGAACGCACAGCGGTAACTGAATTATAAGGGGGTGAGTCATGGCTGATGCTGTCACTTCTCAAACAATTCAAGATGGTGAACGAAAAGCGGTTCTTAAATTCACGAATGCCAGTGACGGTACGGGTGAAAGCGCTGTCAAGAAAGTTGATGTAAGCGCTCTAACTACAAATCATCGCGGTGAGGCTTGCACAGGTGTTGCCATAAATAAAATATGGTGGCAATGTACAGGTCTTTCCGTAAAACTGGAATTTGATGCTACATCCAATGTATTGGCGATTGGTCTTTCTGAAGATTCAAATGGGTATCACGATTACTCTAATTTCTCTGGCATACCAAATAATGCTGGGAGTGGAGTCACGGGTGATATTGATTTCACCACGGTTGGACACTCAAACGGTGATACCTACATGATCATTCTTGAGCTTATCAAAAGCTATGGCTGATACGTCTGACGTAGAGCGCACGAAATCGGGAAGGCTCACTTACAGAGGTGAGTCTTTTCCTGCTTACAATAAACAGGTCCGAACTCGTGGAGGGCGTAAAAAATTTAAAGTGTTGGCAAAGAAAGGCGATCAAGTTAAGATTGTTCGTTATGGTGATCCCAATATGTCGATTAAAAAAGATCAGCCAGCTCGACGCAAAAGTTTTAGAGCAAGACATAATTGCGATGCGGTGGAGAAAAAGAAAGATGTTTTTACCGCTGCCTATTGGTCTTGTAAGAATTGGTGAATGAAATGATTAGAGAAAGGCGCACTCCAAGATTACCAACTTCGGGTTTTCTCCCGGATATTGTTTTTCCCCCAACAAGGTCATTTCCCAAGCCACAACGCCCCATATTTGGTCGCTTTCCACCCCCCTTTTTAAGACCAAGAACAGAGGTGGATAGGGCAGCGGATGAATACGCTTCTGCACAAAGTCCCTATGCTGGCTTGCAAGACTATCTTTTGAATCGACCCGTTTTTGATCGTGGCACAAGACCTTCTGTGCAAATGCCACAGATACGAAGGCTTGATCGTCCCGATTTTACAGCCAGAGATCAAAGACGTAATTATGAAAGAATGCTGCAACAACAAAGAAGTCTAGAACAAGCTGCTTCTCAAGAACGAGCGCAAGCGATAGATGCTCTCAAGCAAGAATTAGGTGCAGAAAGAAAAACCGATCTAGGTAGAATCAGTAGGAATATTGGAGATACAAAATCTGAGCTTGAAGAATTATTAGAAGGTCTCAAGACGGGGGTTGGTGAGAACCTTACAGAAACAAAAACTGATTTGACCCAAAAAATTGATACTTTGCAAAGCGGTTTAGGCACTGTCAAAGAGAACATAGCGCAAGAACTCGAAAAACAAAAAGATACCTTGACGGAAGCGGATAAAACGTCCGCAGATAATCTGCAAGGTCAAATTGACGGGTTAAATCAAGAATTTACTACGCTTTCTGATGATATCAAGACAGAGACTGGAGAGCAGACTGATCTTTTGCGCGAGGAGAGAGAGCAACTGATCACTGACCTTAATGCAAAAATTACCGATATTTCTGGATCTGTTGAAGGCTTACCGATCACTGATCTTGAAACTAAGTTTGAAAACTTGCAAGCTGATGCAGATGCTATCAAAGAAACATCATCGGATGAGAAGAAAGCTCTTTCTGAGCAAATTGAAGCGTTGAAAGAAAGTCTTGCAACGGCAGAGGGCACCACCCAAGCGGACATACAAACAGCGATTGATACTCTGCGTCAAGAGGTGACAGGACAAAGCGCAGAACAAATATCAGCGTTGCAAACACAACTGGAGGGTGTTGGTGCCCAAAGAGCAGCAGATATTCAAGCAGCGCTCAATCCAGCAGTGACTGATTTACAAACACAGATAGAAACTCTGCGAGGAGAAATACCACAACAACAAGAGGCTGTTGATGTTGAAGCACTGAGAAAGCAAATCACCGATGACATTATGGGTCAAATGCCAACGGCTCCTACACCAACCCCTACTCCTGAGCAGCCTCCAACAGTAGCTGCACCTCCAGTCGCTCAAACTCCAACGCCCGTTGTAGAGCCTGTGGCGGCAATGCCATCAATTACCCCACAAGATATTATGAAGATGGCGGTTGGTCTTAATGAACCAGACCTTCAGTATGACATGAATAATGATGGCAGAATCACTTCGGCTGATGCTTTGGCTTATGTAAAACAAAATCCGATGCAAGCACCAGAGCAAATAGCACCGACACCCGTCGCTCCTCCTCCAACTGGGTCTTTTGGTATGATGAATCCTTCTATGAATTTTGGGGGATCAACAGCGCTTGGTATACCAAGCATCTATCCGATGCCAACGCAACCTATGCCGATGCCAACGCAACCTATGCCGACACCAGTAACGCCTCCTCCACCAGTTATGCCAACACAAACTTTCGCAAGAGGCAGAGCAAGTGGAAGAGGGAGAGCAGGAGGTCGAGGTCGCTAATGAGTACGAGAGGAAAAGTTAAAAAAAGACAATTTGCACCAGTTGCCAAAGATAAAAGTGGAACTCCGCTTAAATATCTTCAAGGCTTGACGCAAGCGCAACGAAAGAAAAAGAAAGCGGAGATGAAGTCCACGGCAGAGAAATACAAGAAAGGAACGCTTACAAAAGCAGAAATGAATCGAATATCAAAAGAGAGGGCGGCTCGTGGCAAAAAAAAGTAGTGGCACTCCAGCGTGCGTAAAAAGTAATGCAAAAAAATATAATAAGTCTGTCAGCACACTTAACAAGGTGTACAAGCGAGGGTTGGGAGCTTACTATTCGGCAGGAAGTAGAAATGTACCAGCAAGCGCATGGGCTTGTGGTCGAGTGAAATCTTTTGCTAGTGGCAAGGGTGGTGCAAGAAAAGCGGATGCTGATCTTCTGCGAAAAAAAGCAGGAGGAGAGATTGCTTTTGATGCAAAAAAATCAGACCTTAATAAAGACGGGAAGATAAGTAAATACGAAAGAGCGCGAGGAACCGCTATTGCAAAAGCTCAAGCTCTCAAAAAATTCAATACAGGTGGCACTGTCATGATACAAGGTCGTGGTTGTGGTGCTATGATGGAAAGCAAACGTAAGAAAACAAGGGTTCCAGAAAGTTAATTAAGAGGTGATATTATGGCAGGGCATAAACCAAAAGGTATGATGAAAGGCGGTGGCATGAAAACCAAAGGCATGGCTAAGATGATGGGTGGTGGACCTATGAAAACCAAAGGCATGGCTAAAATGCCTATGAAGATGAAGGGTGGTGGCACCATGAAGACGAAAGGCATGGCTAAGGGTGGAATGATGAAAACCAAAGGTATGGCTAAAGGCGGTATGATGAAAACCAAAGGCATGGCAAGAGGTGGACCAATCAATAAAAACTCTGGTTTGTTTGGCAGATAGTGGCATATCTTCAGAGCAATATTCCGTATTTTAAGTGTTGGGTACGAAAAGAATACACTCACAACCATGCTAAATATCATGGTGAGTTTTTACATGCTCTAGCGATTGCAGTGACCTGTATACCAGACCGCAGTTTGAGTTTTCAGGTGGTTTTTACAGGGGCAGAAACATACGAAGATGAGCAAGAGGAAAATGTCCACGGAGGGGCTATGTGGGCAAGAATGCCCATCAACGCTTTGGTTGCTGACACACCTCTTGAAGCGTGGCCTCAACCGATGGAACCCCGACTGATTCAGCCGTGGGATTGTTCTTCAAGAGGGCATCAGGTACATGTGTATGATCGGACGAATAGTTCACCTTGGATTTGCAAGATCAACGGTGAGTTTTACACAGGTCGGTATTACTTTACGGTGGACTACACCGATAGTGCAATAAGTGATGATCCTGCTCAACACAAGCAAAGTCATGTTATAGAGCTGATTGATGCAGGTGAGTGGACAGGAAATATAGTGGCTTTACCGAACAACAGAGTGAGAGTAACCAATCCAGCTCTGTGGGAATGTGGCGATGGACCCCCTGATTTCAAACCTAGTCAGTGGACTCATAGCGCAGAATGTGATAGTAGTTACATGAACCCAGAAGTCACATTTGATAATTTATACGCAGGAGCAGAAGATGGCAACGAGCAGCAGTAGAGACTTTGAGCTTGATGTAGCTGATTACGTGGAGGAAGCGTTTGAGCGTTGTGGTTTAGAGTTGCGTACAGGTTACGATCTGAAAAGCGCTACAAGATCGCTTAATCTGATGCTTGCTGAGTGGGCCAATAGGGGATTAAATCAGTGGACGGTAGCGCAAAAAACAATAGATATGGTGAAAGATACCACTGCTTACACCATAGATTCCACGAATCCAACAGCCACGATTGATGTGCTTGATGTTTTCATAAGAGAAACCATACAGTCACAAATAACTGATGTTCCACTTTCCAGATTATCACGAGCACAATATGCTCATATCTCCACAAAATCTACAACGGGTAAGCCTAATCAGTTTTTTATCAACAAGGTGCTTTCTCCAACGGTTACAGTTTGGCCTGCGCCTGATAAGAGTAGCACGTACACTTTACACTTGAATGTGCTTACAAGAATGGAAGATGCTGATGTGGGTGTAAACACGATGGACCTTCCCTTTCGCTTCTATCCTTGTTTAGCGGCTGGTCTTGCTTACTATCTCGCAATCAAGAGAGCACCACAAAAAGTCGGAATGCTAAAGCAAATGTATGAGGAAGAGTTTAATAGAGCGCTATCTCAAGATGAAGAGCGTGCTTCTTTCCGTGTGGCTCCCGACCTTCGTGATTATAATGTGGCC